TTAGCGGAGCAACCGCAACACCCAGGCAGCCCCCGCCGCCACTAAGGCGAGCCCGATCGCGGCCGTCCCCCACGCGACCAGGTCGACCGCCAATGCTTGGCCGATGGTTTGAATCTGTTGCGCCGTCATACTCCCTCTCCCTAGTCATCATTCTCATGCTTGGTTTGTCGCTGGAAAGGAGGCAGGCTGCTGCCAGCCTGCCTCGATGGGCCTTCCTAGCCCACAATCGCGCGCACGCGCTTAAAGGCGTAGATCGCCAACGCCACGCCGATCAAGGCCGTGGCCCACAAGAGCAGATCGGCCCGCACCGTGGCCACATCCGCCGAAACCGGAAACAACTGTGCAAACGACAGGTCCGGGACACCCAGGGCGAACACAAACGCCATGAGCAAGCCCCCGAGCCCTTTGACCCAACCCCATCCCTTCATACGGCACCTCCTTGTGCTGTGGTGGTTCCGTCCACCCACGCCGCCGGAACCCTCGCCGACGGTCGAGCGCCTCAGTCACTCTGAGGCCGCATTAGTTCCGAGGCAGAATCAGTTTGATAATCAGCCCGACGGCAAAGCCGCCGAGCCAGAAAATGGCCGTGAAATAGGTCATCGCCTCAATCGCCGGCAGGTCCATAGAACACTCCTTCGCCGATCAATCGCATCGAGCCCTCCTCATAGACTTCCGAGACAGAGACCCCATACCGTCCGGTAATCTGGGCGGCAGTCAGGATCTCGCCGCTATCCAACAGATACCGCCAGCCTTGACGATCCTTGCTCATGCCTGCACCGCCGAGGATTCGAACGGGTCGCTTCGGTACAGCCGGAGTCGAAGGGGGTGTTGGAGCCAGACCCAAGGCGTTAACCAACATCGTGGAATTGGAAGGGACTGGCCCTGCCACCGTGCTCGGGAGAGGATTCACTCCAGCAGCAGATCCTGAGTTGGCAGAACCCAGCGACGACCAGGGCCGCCAGACCATGAGGCCGATGGCAAAGAGTCCCGCTGCAATGCCAATGGTGACCCGTGCCGACTTGAAGACCGTATGGCTGCGTTTCTCTTCCCGAATGGCTGCCGACGCATAACTCGAATAGTAGGCGTAGATCGCCGGTGAGTAGGTCCCGACAAAGGCCCGGATCACGTCGTGGTCTTCCGGATTCCCGCGCACCTTGCCTTGATATTTTTTCGACATGCCGACAAAGGCGAGTTTCCGAAACTTCACTGTCGCTTCGATGAGTCGCGTCACGCCTTGTGACATCTGTCTGAAATCCTGGCTCATGAGCAGAATATCGACACCGTAATGGCGATGGGTTTCGAGCCAACGGAGGAGTCCTGGTTCGACCTTCTGCATGGACCGAAAGACGGTCTGCGCTTCGTCGATGATGACGGCTGAACCGGGCTCGACATGTGGAAACGCCTGCAGGACTTCAACCGAGTCTTTCCAAATCGTAATTTGTTGTTCCAGAACAGACAGCTCAATACCGGTGAACAGAGACAGCCGATCCAAATAAATGCCATCCACCGCAATGTAGAGTCGTCGGCCTTGTTTGACCCAGGGCAGAAACTTCTCGCAGATCGCGTGATACGACTTCCCCGAGCCTGGCACGCCTTCATACAGTTCGATCATCGGAGACTCCTGAGATAGACCCAGATCCACAGCGCTAAAATCACCGTCCAGGCATAGGCCCATCCCATCACCAACTGGTTCATGAGCCCCACCGCACAAATGGAATCGTTTGCAGAATAAACCGGGTGCCCATGGCGCTCGCCAGGATGGCCAGCGCCTGACTCATGCCCGTCGCGCCCAGCACCCACGCATATTGATCCGGGATCACCGGCAGGGTGAGGCCTGCGGTGCCAATGGTGGCGAGCGTGCTGTCCGCCACAGAGAGCAACGAATCCCAGATCCCCAGACCCCAATCGGTGAGCGAGAAGAAGAACTCCTCCAGCCAGCAATAGATGAGGGTCAGAATCGCCGTCATGTCGTCTGGCCTCCACCCACAAAGATGATGCGATAGGCGGCAATCGAAGCCGTCGCAATGACCAGCGTTCGCAGCACGGTGAAGAACCAGGCCCACTGATTGAAGTCCACCTGCTGGTTGCCAAAGAAGGCCGAGGGCAGCGCAATCACTGGTAAGGTCGAGGGCCAAGTCAAAGACTTGAGGAGATTCAGCGTGCCAAGCAGGCCACTCGTGCCCCAGATGGACTGATGGGCTTGCAGGACCGTGCCGAATGTCCTGTTCTCATGCGAGCCGACCGCACAGGACGTAGTGGCTTGTGTTTCTTCCTGTTGCGTCGTCGAGCCGTCTGGGTTCTGCGTGGTGGTGGTGGTGGTCGTCGTCGTCTGCTGTTGCGTGGTCTGCTGGGGCGTACTGGCCGGTGGCGGCACATTGTCTGCCACAACAATATCGCCGGCAGGGACGGGCTTCGGCTTCACCGTCGTTGGCATCTCGCTCGGACTGACCGGTTGTGAGATCGTGTTGTCTGCCGGCTGCGTCGTGCCAGTGGTGCCGACCGGATTGGTGTGAGCCTCGACGGATTTCGGATCACTGGCCGGAAGGCCGGTCAGATAGTTGGCCACTTGCTGCTGCGTGGGAGCACCCACCGCATCCTGAGTCGGCGCCGTTGACCCTGGGGTGTCCTTGCGATGACAGACATAGAGACTCTGACCGCCCACTGCCGGACCATTGACGAACACGTTGCCGGGAAAATAGACGGCGGTGGCGACGCCCTGGAAGGGTCCCACCGCCCAATCATGGAGATAGGCAAAGTCCGAAGTACAGAGCGGCACATCGGTCGTGCTGAATTGAATGGTCGCAGAGGGATAGGTGGCATTGGCGGGCGTGTTGGAGCCCAGTTCCGGAAAGGTCTGGGTGCCGGCATTGGTACTCTCTACCTGCCAACCCCCAGGCGTGGACGCAGCGGTTTTAACGGCCGAGAGGTCGCTCTGTGAATAATACATTTGAGCCAGCACCAGACCGGCACTGACACCCAACGCCGCCCATCCGATCGGACCCGCCACCATACGCACCGCCATCGAGGCGGCCGAGGGAGCCAACGCCGCAGTCGCCACATGGGAGGCCAGCGCTGAGCGTTGCGCGGCCAGATAGGCAATGCGTTCAGCTTGGGCGACGACCCGCGCATACTGCGTGGTCTCCAGAGCAAGAGACTCGGCTGGTGCGAGACACAACGACATGAACAGGAACCAGACCAACCCGAGATAACTCATGAGAGACAAACATTTCATAACCGTCCGACTCCGAGACCGGTGAGGAAGGCCAGCAACAGGACCGCCACGAGTAGAATGGTGAGATCCACTGGCCTTCCTCCCTCTGCCGTTACTTCAGCACTTCCAAGGCCGACAGATCGAAGAACACCCGACCCGTCTGCTCGAACTTCCGCACTTCGATCGACGCGCGAGCCTGCTTGCCTTCGGCCTGCTTGCAGGCGTCAATCAATGGCATCTGATCCTCCGGAATACCCAACCGGAGAATCCCCGGATCTTTGCCCTTCACATAAAAATCCACCGATCTGTAGACCTTGCCTTCCCGGCTCCTCCGTTCCACATACCCCTGGACTGCACCCTCCGCTTTGACTTGCATCGTGATCGCCTCCTTCCGCTGAGTGTTGAATCGAATCAGCCAAGCGCCTGATCCACACGCCCCGGCCGAGCGGCCGAGATTTTGAGAGATACTGAAATTCTGAATCACATTCCGTACAGCTCACAAATAATGCGCCATTCACCCATTTGCAGGCCGCGCCATGCGCGCCACAGCCAGGACAGCCACGCCGCCAGGCGCCGTTATGAAAACTTAAGGACATAGGGGGTGCCTCTTTTACGTTGCTTCAGTAAAGCAAAGTGCTTCTGCGTCCATCGTTTGGTGCCCGCATAGATCATCTCGAACAGAAACTGATCGCCCCGGCAGGCCACCACCACCGCGAGCATGGGACTGATGGCGTTCGCCAGCCAGGAGGCCACATCATCCAACCGCTGCTGAATGCGTTCGACCACCAGCCGGCAGCGCATGAAGCCTTCGGTGAGGGCCTTCCACCAGCTCACCAACGGCGCACGATACTTTTCATAGGATTCCGCTTCTCGCGTGGTCTCGCGAAAATCCACATAGGAGCGGAGGACGCCGACTAGGAACGCTCGCCAATCTTCGGGATCGAGCGTGAGGAGTGCTTTTGCACAGGCCTGGGCTCGATCCTGCTTGAATTCCAGTTCCCATCGGACGCCATACAA